ATTAAATCTCCCACACTGAGTATTGCATCGTTCATCTAAACCTTTCCGATTATACTGTAACATAAGGCATCCATTGAAAGGTTTTCTTCAGAAGCCTCTTCTTAATTCTTGACCAATCGTCTCCCTTGTATATTTTTTTATAATAGTTATAAGACCAGAGTTTCTTTCTTTTATCAATGGTTCTTAAAATTTCGTAAGGATCTTTTTTAGGATAGCAGAACCTAATTTCCATCGCTATATCATGACCGTAGGCATCTATTTCATCAATGTCAGCCAGGTATTCTTTTTCTTCTGATATTGAACCTGTTAAGTTACGGAAATCGATCGCGCATGGTACCCCGTCTGTCTCCCTGTTCTGCCACTGTAACTCATGAATCGTTTCATGTTGACAAACCTGGGACACAGCAAATTTAAACTCTCTCCAATTTTCATTGGTAATAGAGTAATGCTTTTGTTCTTTAGGAAAATTGAGTATGATGTATTTGATATCTTCTTCCATGTCGTAAAGACCGGATACAGATAAATCATCAGGACCGTAATCAGCGAAAGTTTCAAATCTAAACTTAAACGGTATATCGGCTCTTTTATAACCGCGTGTTAAAATACCGGCTATTTGGTAATAAGTAGGACGTCCTAAAAGCTTAGATTTCTTATCTTCTAAAACTTGATCTATGGCTGGCGCAAGATACATAGGACCTCCTTTTATTTATTTATACCTTAATGCTGGAGAAATCCTTTGTCTTAAACATTTTAGACATACCAAAGTTGCTGTTCTCGTTCTCATCTTGACCAGAATCAGCTAAGTTACTTTGAGCAATATCCTCTAAGTCATAAAGTCTCATCTTCGCGCGATCAATACCAATCATAAACCGCTTATATAATGTTGGATCATTATACCGGTTTTTTAACTGCTTGACCATGATCTGATTAAGACCTTCGAGTTCTTCTGTACTTATTAAGGCAAACATAAAATCTGCCGTGGCGGGTAACCCGAAGGATTCGGACGTATCGGTCAGCTCCACATCTGTATTCGAGAAACCCGAACGCGTAGTTTGTGTAGCGGAGACGATAGGTAAATTAAATTCTACAGCTAGACCTCTCAACTCTTCAGCAATGGCTTTAATATATGTATAAGAATTGACCCCGCCACCGGGCTTAAATCTAGAGGATGCGCAGATATTCAGATAGTCAATAAAGATAACATCAGGTTTAAATGAGCGTTTTAACGATAATTCGTTCAATAAACCCTTAAAATGCCCTACATGAGCAGATGCGGTAGGATATTCTTTGATAATTAACTTACCCTGAGACTTACCGTTAATCTTACTGATTCTACCTTCGAACATCTGCTTAGGTAAGTTCTTTAACTGATCGATTTCAACGTTTAGTAAGTTAGCATCAACACGCTCGGCAATCCTCTCCTCAGCCATCTCCATCGTAATATAGAGAACGTTCTTTCCTAGAGCCAGATTCGCAGCAGCCATGTGACACATGAAAAGAGACTTACCCACACCAGTACCAGCCAGAGCAATATTAAGCGTCTTGTTTGGTAGGCCTCCATTTGTGATTTTATTGAATAGCGATAGATCAAACGGAAGGCGAGACTCCACCCGATTATAAAAATCAAACCGATCAGAAGAATCTTCGAAATAATCGTGACCCACGGAAGAATCAAAGCAGACACCTAGCGCCTCCTGTAACAATGATGGTATGCCATCTTTACTAAAGTTCTTATCTCTACCTTCCATAATACCAATCGATTGAAGAATGGCATTATAAACGGCTTTATCTTTACAAAACTTTTCAGTCTCGTCTAACAGCCAATCTTGATTCGGCTTTTCAAATACATCTAACTCTTTTACTAACTCACTCGTCTCTTTAAAAGTACCCTCAGGTAAATTAGAGTTTTGTAATGTAATACCCAGCGCCTCGGTAGTTGGAGGTTTATTATACTTAACTACAAACTCGCTAATTATCTTATAAACGGTTCTTTCACTCTCATCCGTAAAGTACTCAGACTTTACAAACGGCAGAACCTTTCGCATGTAATCTTCATTGTGGACTAGATTCCTTAGAATCGTTATTTCCAGCCTGCTTGAACTCATTGATTGCTTCTCTCAAAATATCATTTATAATTACTTCAATAACTGCCTTGAAGGTATCGCTCTTTATGTCTTCATCGGTTATTAATTCAGGCTTATGTACTACGTGATAGTCAAGAGCAAGTTCGTTACTACCTTCGTCAGGCCAATCTAACTTTTCAATCTGTACAGTTACGCCATTGAACTCACCATCGATAATTTCAAAACCCCAATCCTTATTACCAACGAACCAAGGTTTAAATAATTCATTCCTCAACATCAGCATACTCCTTGGTAATGTCCTCATCACTCAAGATAGCACCATTAGCAACTTGATAGGTTGTCTTTACCCATTCTTGGAATGAAGGTGACTGAAGAATAGGTAACCAGAACTCCTTAGTATCGCATTGTGCAGATCTAAACTTCTGTTCTTCAACTTCACCGGTATCTTTATTAACGCGAGAATACCAACCATTAGAAGGTTTAATAACATGACCGGACTCTAAAGCCATATCTAATAATCCTGACCAACGACTCATACCACCGTCGTGACGAACGGTAACAGGTATCTTAGATTTCTCTCTAACGTATCGAGACTTCTCAACGTTAATAATAAAGTTATAACCTACAACCTCGGTACCTTCTTTTTCTTGCTGACGACCGAGGATAAAGATATTATCGGCAGCATAATAAGAACCAGTACCGCCACCTACTACATCCTTAGAATATAACTCCATAGTCTTATAGGTATGATTAACTACAACCATGGGTATATCTTTAAGAGACAGGTGAGGGGTAACCATGCGGAACAAGGACTTGATCTGCTTTGCTCGTGACATATCTGCTACCGATTTACCTTCAAGAGCATCTTCGACTTCTTTCTTAGACGCAAGGTTACCAATAGAGTCAATAATAATAATCAGATGATCGCTTCTTTCGACGCCTTCTAACTGAGTCATTATATCAAACTTCAACTGCTCAATATTAGTTAGAGGGGTATGAATGACGCGCTTAGCATCAATACCGAAAGAGTCAAAGTACGATTGAGGAGTACCGAATTCGGAATCATAAAAGAGTAAAGCGGCATCCGAGTACTTATCCATATACGACTTTGCCATCAATAAGGAGAAAGCAGTCTTAAAATGCTTCGAAGGTCCAGCCCACATCGTAAGACCAGGCGTTAGACCTCCATCTAACCTACCAGACAAAGCAATATTAATTGCAGGAATAGAAGTAGGAATCATATCCTTCTTCTGAAAGAATTTCGAATCGGCTAGGATAGCCGTATCTTTAATCGTAGAGTTTTTCTTAATCTTATCAAGTATAGACATAGTATAGTTCCTTATAGTTCACATATTATAATATAGATCAGTAGTAAATTCAATTCATTTACTGATATTCGGATATTTAATTTCTTACTTCTTTAGTAACGTCAGGCCACCATTCGGGATCTGGGTCTAATTTATTTTTGTAAAGTTGCTTAATTCGTTTTTCGTATTCTTCTTTGCTTCCAACAACTCGCTCTGAAACTACATCTAATACATAGTTCAAGGTTACAGCATTAGGACTCAGTTCTGCGCACCTAGCAGTTACTTCATTCTTTAAAAGATCCAATAAAATACTTTCAGAACTGTCGGCAAGCACTTTAACAAACTGTTTAGGAACGTGAAGATCAATAGTGCTGTATACAAAATCATAATGTGGTAATGGACTATGATGTAAAATATATTCGTCTTTTACTTCAATACGTTTAAACCCATCTTTATTATACCAAACTGCTCGTTCACTGGTTATTTCATCTGGAGAACCTAATTTCTTAGTTAGATGAATAACAAAATCTTTTGGCTCTTCATTGTCCCATTGACTAAGAAAATTATTGTCTTCAACAATATATTGTACGAATTTTTTCATTTTTTTATATCTTTATTTACTGACACCAACTTTGTTTAGCTTCACCAAAGTACTCTCTTGCAAATCCATTTTTAATTAATTCAGCTCTTAAACTTACTCCATTAAGAATCATATCACCAAGGATACGACCTCCAAATTTATCCCAACCATATAATATGACTTGGTGTTTTTGCGTAGAAGCTATCGCGTTCTTTGTAAAAGCAGACGCAGCCTGGCCTCTCTGTTCTTCCCCAGGACACTGGGCGCGGTGTCCTTTTTCAGGAGTATCTACTCCAAAAATACGTACTGCAAGCTCAGGCTTTAATGGAGCAGGTAGATAGGGGGCAGCAATAACTACAGTATCTCCATCGTTTACCCGTAGAATTTTTGCATCATAAAGTACTCCCTTAGGTGTTTTTTGAGCAAATACTTGAGTTACTAATAAAAGACATAGAACTGTAATAAACTTTTTCATCCGAATAATCCTTCTAACGATGCGGTTTCTTTAACCTGCCATCCTATGCAGCTAAGTAAAGAGTTTAGGGGTTCAAGAAAAGACTTCTCAAACATTTTATCATAATCAATATACTCACGTATTTTAAATTCAGGAGGTACTTCACCTGCAAAAGTAATAACATGAGTACCCAGTGGGTTCGGTTCACGAAGATATAAGAACTTAATCTTATCACCTTCTTGAATTAACTGATACTTCTTCTCCAGGTCCTTACTAGTAACTAGATGATTATATATAAGAGCACCACGTACGTGAATAGGAGTACCCTTCTTAAAAATACCATCAGATGAGGCATACTCTTTTATACCATTTACCCCCCGAGGGAAAGCAATATCTTCTGGATCTAAATTATGCCACTTAACCTCTAAGTCGGCAACAAACTGCCTTAACGTCATTTCGTCTTTAGTAAGCGCAATCGATACAGCTTCTTTAAGCGCTTTTCGAACCGGGGCAGGAGTAGAAGACCTTACAATCTCCATTCCTAAAACCTTCAGCTTAGGCGGATCATAAGCTACACCTTCAGAATTATATACGTTAACAGCATACCGCTTTTTAGCAATCCAAATACCCCTATCGGCAATAATCTCACGTTTAAACTTAATCTTACGTTGGTAGGTATTTAGATAATCCGTGAGAGACTCGCAAGTATCATTAATCGTCGGTTCAATTTGAGTTGCACAATACTTATCGAGCACATCGACGATGGTTGGTTTATCCTTACCTTTAAGATTTTTATCAACCAATGAACCAAGAGTAATATAGGTAGAATCGGTATCAGCGTAAAAAGAATAATTAGCATCTTTAGTCCCTACCTCTTTATTTATAAATTCATTCAACTTTTCCGCTACCGAACGAATTAACAATTGACCAGTCATCGTAATACCTTCAGCAATCCTAATATCGTAGAATCTGAAGTGAACGTTACCCAATGCGCCGTAAAGAGAGTTCATTAAAATCTTAGCAGCCATCTGCTTGGAGTTAAGACTAGAAATTAAATTAAGATACTTCTTATCCTTCGTCTCTTCGTACTTACTCTGTACTGCTAACATCTCCTTCTTAGCTACTTGCCGAGAGGTAAAGTAGAAGTCAATTAACTCCGGAAACAATCCTCTTTTCTCACGAGTAAAGCATTGACCATTAGCAGTCATAGACCAATTTTTATTATGAATCTCAGTAGTATTTACCTCTCTATCCATAAGTCGCTGAATACTTTTTTCATCATCGGCTAAGAACTTTTGACCCTCTACCAAAGTTTCAGGAGACATATTCCAAGACATAATAATAGAAGGATACAGGGAGGTAGCATCAAAAGAAACCACCCAATCGTACTGGGCAGGTTTAGGCTCCTTAACATACGCACCCATGATAGTTCTATCTTTATCGGGATCGACTCCCGGAGGATTATGAACGATAATATTATTCTTTAACAACTTATTATACAGAATACAATCCCAAGTCCTAACAGAGGAAAAGATATCGGTATAGTTACATTTAGCATCATAAGCCATCGTAAGAATCAAAGTAATAATTCGCATCTTATCTTCAAGACGGTCTACTAACTCTACGTCGCGAATATTATAGTCTACAAACAACTCCCAGTCCTTGGTATAGAACTCCTTAAACGTTGCATGAGGATTCTTTAACTTATTTTCCCCAAGCTCCTCAAAGGCAACAGTATCGAGTTTATAATTCTCAACCATCTTATAAGAGAACTTCTTATACAGATCCATAAAGTCAAGAATAGAAATACCACACCACTCAAACGCCAACTCCGTACGGCCCCGGGCAGTTGGTACTTCGTATTGCCTTACATAACCCCACGGTGAACATTCATCTAAAGCCTTTTCACCAAGTACTTTTGTAAT